ACCATCGTGGAGCTGAAGACTGATATTCGGTGTATCCGGTCTGGTGTTGAGGGGATCAGTCGAGATCTCCACGCCGCCAAGGTCGGTGGCAGAGTCCTGCTGGCTATCGCGGTCGCCATTGGCGGCGTGGTTGGCTGGGCAATCAATCTCTTGAACCCGTGAGGAGTGACCGATGAACGTGCTGACTGAGATGTTTCGGAGTAAGAAGTTCGTTGCCATGCTGGCTGGACTGGTTGCCACGCTGGTAGCCAAGATCGGCTGGGAGCTGGACGAGGCGACGATCACGCAGATCGTGGCGCTTGTGGCGGTCTACATCGGCGGCGTTGGCCTGGCGGATCTCGGCAAGGAGAAATCCAAGATCGAGGTCCAATGATCCGCCTGCTGCCGATCTTGCTGCTTCTTCCTGGCTGCGCTGGCTTGACCGAGAAAGTCACAGAGGTTCTGTCGGATCCGGCGGTGCAGGAGGGCCTGGCCCAGACGGCGACGAGCGCGGCGACCGGGAATTGGACAGGCGTTCTGTGGGGGGTTGGCGGGACAGTCGCTGCGGTATGCGCCTACAAGGGGATCAAGAAAGGGCCTGTCCCCAGCTAGGTAGGCCCGAGTCGGGCGCTGCGTTTGAACGAGGGCGGAGGAGAGGCGTAGCGCCCGGCGTTTTTTTCGCGGGAATAGGCCAGCGTCTTGCTGATTTCCGGGGCGACAGCACACTCAGGTTGTGGACAGAGTTATCCAACAACGCAAGCTCAAGGACAGCGAATGTATGTCGATCCCAGTCAGGCTTTTGTAGCCCTCAACTACACCGTGACATCAAGCGGCGTTGTTGTGGCAGGAGTAGCGGGGCAGAAGGTCCGAATTCTTGCCTTGGTGGCTAGAGCTGCGGATGGGACTACAGAGTTTGAGTCGAACGATGGGACAGCAATGATTGGCCCCATTACTTGCACTTCTACTTTGGTTCTTCCATTCAGTGAAGTTGGCTGGGGTGATACGAAGGCAGGGGAGGCTCTGAAAATAGCCCTGTCCGGTTCCGATTCAAATACAGGCGTGGTGGTTTACGCCTACGTCGCCTAACAAATACAAAGTGAGTGAGCATGATCCGTTCGATCTCGAAGAGCAGGAGTTGCGTAGCGACCTTCGCCGCGTGGCGTCTCGGCTCTCCTCCGAGAACGATGACGCGGACTTCGTGTGGCTCATGTCAGGTCCGAGAGGCAGGCGCATTGTGCGTCGGCTGCTCGATCGCGCGGGAGTCTGGCGCACGTCGTTCCACCCGAACACCATGGAGATGTCCAGGCAAGAGGGTGCGAAGCAGACGGGCTACTGGATCCTCGCGCAGATCGATCGGTTGTGCCCTTCGGAGTACACCACAATGATGCAGGAGCACAAACATGGCAGAGCCGTTGCTGGCAACCGAAGCGACTCCCAAGACTGAGGGGCAGACGGCACAGGACTCGGACAACTCGTTGTTGTCCGAGACCACACAGCAGCCGAAGCAGACTGACGATCAGAGCACGGAAACCACCAGTGAGCCGCAAGGCGCACCGGAGGCTTACGAGTTCAAGAATCCCGAGGGAATGCCCGAGGGAAGCGAGATCGACTCCCAGATTCACGACGCCTACTCTGAGGCCGCGCGTGAATTGGATCTGCCGCAGGACAAAGCGCAAGGAATGTTCGACAAGGTGATGAGCACGCTGCACAGGCGTGGCCTTGAACATCAGGAGCAGCAGCGAGACGAGTGGGCGAAAGAGGCTCGCGAGGACGCTGACTTCGGGGGAGACAAACTCGAAGAGAACCTGGGCGTCGCCAAGAAGGCGCTCGACCAGTTCGGCTCAGATGGACTGCGTGATCTGCTGGAAAGCTCGGCGGGCCTTGGCAACCATCCCGAAGTGATTCGGTTCATGGTGAAGGTCGGTCAGGCACTCAGTGAGGACCGATTCGTGGGCAACAATCAGGGTCAGGCGGTCGACCCCAACGATGATGTTGCCATAGCGCACAAGCTCTACCCGAGCAGCACCAGCAGCTAGAGGACTCTGAACCATGGCAAATCTGAACCTATTGGACTGGGCCAAGCGAACCGACCCAGACGGCACAGCGCCGATCATCGCGAACCTTCTTTCGCAAACGAACAGCATCCTTCAGGACGCGACCTACGTGCAGGGCAACCTGCCGACCGGCCACCGGGTGACCATTTCAACTGGTCTCCCCACGGTCTACTACCGCGCTTTGAATGAGGGCATCCCGACCAGCAAGGCCACGACCGCGCAGGTCGATGAGTCGTGCTCGATCTTGGAAGCTCGCTCCGAGGTCGACATCGACCTGGCGATGCTGAACGGCAACACCGCCGAGTTCCGCATGGGCGAAGCCCGCATGTTCATCGAAGCGATGAACCAGAAGATGGCAGAGGGCCTGTTTTATGGCAACCCGGCCACCGACCCGAAGGAGTTCCTCGGGCTGAATGCTCGCTATTCCTCACTCACTGGCGCAGGCAACTCGCAGAACGTGCTAGGTGCTGGCGGTGACAATGCCGACACGCAGACTTCGGTCTGGCTGATCTGCTGGTCGGATCAGACCGTCTTCTGCCCCTTCCCGAAGGGCAGCAAGGCTGGCCTTCTCCAAGAGGATCTGGGTCGCCAGACGAGCTTCGATGTGGTCGGCGGAGCGTCCGGCACGCGCATGGAAGTCATGGCCGAGAGGTTCCAGTGGAAGAGCGGCCTCGTGGTCAAGGACTGGCGCTACGCGGTGCGGATTGCAAACATTGGCACAGCTGCTGGCGATACTAACGATATCTCGGGCTTGGATGGCACCATGTCTCCGACAGCGGCGACCTTCACTGACATCCTTCACCAGATGGCAAAGGCGATCGCGCGTATCCCCAATACGTCGATGGGGCGCACGGTCTTCTACATGAACCGCACGGTCTTCACCGGCCTCATGCGGACGGCCCTGGAGAAGAGCACTTCGGCCCTCTCCATCCAAGATGCAGTCACGCAGTTCGGCACCAACCAGTCGATGCTGTCATTCCTGGGCATTCCGATCCGCCAGGTGGACGGGATCCTCAACACCGAAGCCATCGTCACCTAATCCGAGGAGGACAATCAAATGGTTTACACAGACATCGACCTTCGGGTCAACAATGGCGAGACTGTTCGGGCATCGAGTCCCGATTATTCCTCGTCCATCGACCTCACTCTCAGCCCCGACATTGGGGCAGGCAACCAGCTCGTGGCGATCATCGTCGTAGACACCTACACCGCTGGCTCGAATTCGCATGTGGATTTTGAGGTCGTCACATCGGCCTCGTCAACCTTCGGGACTGATAGAGTTCTCGGGACGAAGCAGCTCACGACTGCTCAGTTGGAGGCTCGTGATGATGATGCCAACAAGCAGCCTATCGTCGTTCGGATCAACCCTGATCAGGAGGGTGAGGGTGGTTTGGTGAATACTGCGAACGAGAGGTATCTCGGGATCCGATACACCTTTTCGGGTGCAACGCCATCGGCACTGACGACCACGGCATACTTTGTGACGGACTACCAGGGTGATCCTGCACATAGCCACCACGCCTCCGGCATGACAATCGCCTAAGCCAAAGCGGCCAGCTCCGGCTGGCCGCGCTACTCCCTCAAGGAGGACTGAAACATGATCTATGACTTTGGCACTGAGGTTGGACCGTTGGCGTACCCAGGATCGGGTGTGCCTTTCGTTTACTCTGCGAGTAGCATCGATCTGACCGATGGAAGCGACGGCGTCCCGGCTCTCTTTGGGACTGGCGAACGTCTCCACATGCAGTTCGAGGTGACCACGGCATTCACCACTAGCACTGCCCCGCTCGCTAACTTCGGGGTCGCGATCTCGGCAACTTCAACCCTTGGAACCGATTCTCACATCCTTGCGATGACCGGCGGATCGATCGCCGGGGACTTTGTCGGATTCGATGCTGGTGACTTGCCTCTTGGCAGACTGTTTCACCTGCCGATCCCGGCGTGGGAAGACATCTTGGAGACCACTGCGAGTGTGTGGCCTCATCCGACCACGTTGACATCATCCATGCTCGACACATTCCGTGGCCTGAAGTACATGGGGATCGTCATTTCGGTTCCCAACAGTAACGAGAGTGGCCCTCCCGTCTTCACAGCGGGTGCGGTCAAGGCTCGGATCATCAAGGATCCGTCCGGCACGGCGGTCTTGTCGAACGTCTACGGCTCAAGGATGACGGTGAGCTGACATGAGAGTTCGCGCACTCCAAAAGTGCTTCATCGACAACCGACTGCGGCAAGCTGGGTCCGAGTTCGAGTTCAATGACTCGATCGAAGGATCCACGGTCCTGGTAGCTGTCGAAGAAGAAGAGCCGGTAGAGGTTCCTCAGACTCCAGCCAAGAAGAAGGCCAAGAAGAAGGCAGCCAAGAAGAGCAGCGAGGAGAGCTAACCAGCAGCCGACCGTCGTACGCCGCGACGACGGTCGGCGCACCCATCGCGGCGATGATCCACCATGCTGAAGCACGCCGCTGATCTCTCTGACTCCCACGAATACTTCATCGTCTGGGCCGGTGAGACCAACGCGCGTCCATGGGGAACGAAGGCCAGCGCCTACTCCCTGTATCCCGAGTTCGAGCACGCGGCTGATGGGGTGGATCTCACGGGCCTCGTCATCCCAGATAACGGCTCTCGGAGTACCGCCGTCTCTGAGGAGCTGACTGTTGGTTCGCCAACACTAACGGCCAACGAGTGGGCAAACTGTAGGCTCCGTATGGGGACCGAGACTGTGCCGATCCTTGGCTACGGCACGATCGAGTCCAATACGGCCAGCAAGATCACGGTGAACTGGACAGTGTTGCCCGCGAACAACGCCACTGTCGCAGCCTACATTGTCCGCGAAAACAGGAAGTGGGGGAGCTATCCCCAGGTGCGGATCCTGACGCCCTACCAACCGGTGGTGGATGACACTACCGATACGGATGTTGGGTATCCCACCCCATCAGCGGTCACAACCACCAGGTCACTGACCCTGCCAGCTCCCTACAATGGCACGACCGGCGCGACCTCTCACGAAGACATCGGGGTGCTCTTGCCGCTCTCCTTCCGTGAGGGGATTGACGGTTTTGGGATTAGTGAATCGAAGGACTCGGCGGGTAGCACGGCTCACGCATTCAATTCGATTCCCTCTGACGGCTCTTCTCTCACGTTCGACAACGGGCTTGCTCATGCCGACATTATGAATGGCGGCTACCTGATCATCGATTGGCTTGAAGATTCGGGCACCATGAAGCGGAGCTGGGCGTCCATCACTGACAGCACGGAGACCGTTCTCGTTGTTGAAAACTGGCTAGGCGATTCTATCGGTGACGCTTCTACCGGCCTCCTCAAAGGCAGCGTTGCTGCTACCAGAGCTGGCAGGATCAAACACTACACGGCCTGGATCCCCCACTACAACGACAGCCCCTACGCCTACCTTCCTGGCGAGGGCTTCACCTACCCGAACAATGACATGCAGCCGTGCGCGGCGTCTGGCGAGGCAGGGGCTGCGATTCATAACAAGCCACGCAACAAGCTCGGCAGTGCCTACGGTGACAAGTTCGGAGAGCTTCTGGTCACAGCGTCGCGGCTGTCAGCGGCGATCGGGAAGCGTGTAAACGTCGTGCATCTTGGGGTGAACAACAGCTCGCTCGTGCCCAGCAACGGTCGCAACGTGGCTGGCTTCCCCGGCAAACTCGGGTGGTGGGATTTCGAGAACCATGGCACCTGGGCTCCGAACAACTCTGACTCGATCTATCAGCGCCTGGACAAGCTCCTGCGGACGGTCCTCCCGAACGCCCTCAAGGCTGAGTCTTCCGCTAAGACCTTGCGGTGCTTGGGGATCGTGTTCGCGCATGGCGAGAGCGATGCGCTGGAGACCAGTGCGAGGCAGCACTACGGCAGATCTCAAAAGGGGTTCATCTCCGCGCTGCGGAACCTGATCAACACACTCGGGTTCAACCCCTACGCCAACGGCGCGGAGATCCCCTACGTGCAGCCACGCATTGCGTATCTGCCCTACGCGCTCGATGACACCTACGCTAACCACTCGGAGCGGGGTGGTGGGTCGATCGCCTACAACGCCGACACCGAGAGCCTCGTCAACTCTTCGATCGAGGAGAACACCACGGCGGATGGGTTCGCTGCGTCGGTCAAGGT